CATAATCAAACGTAATGGCCTTGAACACCCGGCGCCAACTGTACCTTTCGTCCTCTTCAGCATCCGGCCCGTACATGGCATCCAGGTAGCGGCCTGAAAGCGGTTCTGTCATGGCCGCCACAACACACAGCAGCATGGCCCGGTACCCGCCATTGAAATTGTTCCAGTCAACCCGGTATCCGGTCCGGCCTTTTTCATCCTGGAGCTTTTCAACCCGCTGCCCTTCACCGCCTGGCCGGATCAGGAATTGTTTGCACTCCGGATGGAAAATGATGGAGTCTGTATTCAGTAACGCGAAATACCAATCCAGGGCGTCAAAATAATGGGACCGACCGTCCTCATCGTCCCGGGCCTCCAGCATGTACCGTGTGGCGTACTGTGAAACGACATCCGTTTTCTCCTCCACCAACACGGCAAAACCGGCATCCACGCGGCCTTTGACCTCTTGAATCAGGTCATCCCGAAACGTGTTGAACATGCCGCGCAACTGTGTGACATGGGTGATGATCAGTTGTTCGCCGTTGAAAACTGCATAGGCTTTATATTTGGATACATCGGCCAAGGATACTGTCAGTATTTTCAGTATTGGGGTAGGGGTTTCTGTCATGCTTCCACCGTCATGGTTTCCAGGTACCGCAGCATAAGCGCCGATACCAGTTTTTGAAACTGATAATGATGGTGAACGTTATGGATCGATTGCTTACACGCTGGGTCATCATACAGGTTCCCGGACAGGTCAACAAACAGTCTCCAGATTGCGAAACTGTCTTTATTAAAACGAAAAGATATTCTCCCCAAAGGCGTCATGTCTGGTTTGGTCACGATCATATTGAAGTCTATCATGACATCCCGATAGTCGAACATGCTCAGTCTGTCTTTTTCAACCGCGACAGTAACCAGAAATGGATTTCCATCCGGCAGGTTCTTTGCCAGCATATCCAGAAAAGTCTTGTAATGGCTCAGAAGCGGCTTGTACGCATGAGCGACTGAAACGATCTTGTCTTCAATTTGGTTTTCCATCAATACTCTTCCCCCTATACCGCCGATAATCCCATCCATAATGTTTCAGGATATAAACCCCGGCCCGGATATTCGGAATGGCCTGATACAAATCCGACCGCCGTTTAATGATACCCAATTTGATCAAGTTGTATTCCGGGGCCTGCGAAAACCACACCCGCGTATTGATCTGCATCAGGCCGACACAGTTACCGTTTTTGGCTTTCGGGTCATAATTGGATTCACGGGCAATCACCCACTTGATCAACTTCGCCTTTTTGGTGGGCCATGTCCGTTCCACATACCGGTCAATGGCCGCTTTGTCCAGGTTTCTGGCTGCTGCATGTGCCGAAACTGAAACCAAAACCATCACGCACACGGCAACAGCTATTACACGCCCGGTCATCCGGTATCCCCATCGATTGCAGCCACGGCCCAATCCATCATTGATTCCATCTGTGTCCTTTCTGCATCGGTCGCCACGTCATCAGCCGGGATGTAATCCACCAAAAAGAAAAAGCAGTGGGTGTCAAAGATATCCGGTGACTTTATCCCCTGATTTTTCATCTGCTCTTTCGGCATGATTGCGTAACGACCGGCCTCGTCAATTTTGTACGGTATTCGGCTTGCCTGCTCGACTGTCTTTTTACCTGGGGCAATCCGGAACCGATCATCAAGAATAGCCTCCATTGCCTTGACGCTGGCATATGCCCGCTGATTCTTGTACCGCTTTTGATCAGCGCGGGAATGGCACGGCAGGCCCCAGTGAATCCGTTCAACCGAAAATCCCAACTCTTCCAGTGTTAATATTACGGTCCTCCCGGGTCCGTCCGCATCAACGGCAACTGTAATCCTTGCGTATTTTGGCAGTTCTGAAGCGATCTTTCTGGCAAAATTCAATTCATCGGTACCCAGTGACTCCTCCATAAAAACCACTTCAATTTTTCGCTCTGCGTCATATCCAGAAACCTTGGCCAGAGTCCAGACAGATGAATCCCTGTGAACGCCCTCGGCCACGTCTGCGGTCAGAACCCATCCCCACGGCTGAGTATGTTCAATCTGTACGGACTGGGCCTGAATGCACCAACTTTTGGGTATCAGGAATCCGGACAGGTTATCCGGCAGGCAGCCTTTGACTTTGATTTGATACTCGGGGGAGTGGTGCCCGTTATATTCAATCAGTTTTTCACGAATGAATTTCTTGCTTACTATGGGGCTTTCTTCTGCATTGAGATTGAACGTGGTGTAAATATTACTCAGTGTAGAAAACGCCTCGGCAAAAATACCGACAGACCGCGTAGGCTGTGAAAACATCGCAAACCGGTTTGTATCGTTGGTCAGTGCGCCCCTGGCAACATTGATAATCGCATCATCGATACCTGAAGCCTCATCCATCAACAGCATGTAGTTGTCACGGTGCTGGCCAGCAATATTCTCGGGCTTGGCCTTTGATGCTGTTTTGGGGATTGCGTACCACGAATCTTTAAACCCCTTGTAGTAGTACCGTTTGGTTTCCTTGATGAACCATTCCGCCATCCAGGGATAGACCCGATTAACGTCTTCAATCACGGTATCCAGTTCCTTCCAGACGACAGACCGTATCTGCTCGATGTTGGTAGCAGATATCAGGGCATTGGACTTTGGATATACCCTGACATGCCAGTCCAACATCCACGCCTGGCCCCAGCTCTTCCCGGTCCCATGTCCTGACGCCACGGCCACATTGCAACCCGGGGTTTGAACGGCCTTAAACAGGTCATACTGCTGCCATGTCATCGGGTACCGGGAAAGCTCCGCCACATACCGAACCAAATTGTTATGATACCTGGCCCGGAATGCGGCGTAGCGTTTGTCTGTCAGGATTGACTGTTGCTGTTTCATCAATACCTGGGATTGTTGATCATTTTGAACGTGTCTGATAAAGAGTTTTTATGAAAACCATAAACGGCCATATCATTTCCCTGATAAAGAAGTACAATGATGCAGTATCGAATATGAATTCGATACTGCTCCGCATGTCGGGCATGGCCCTGACATTATTGGTTTCGCTTCAAAGTTTTTATATTCCGCAAAATCCGAAGCACTTATGGTTATTACAGTTGGCCTGGGGCGGTTTTGGAGTATCACTTTTATCGGGTCTCCTGTTTTTCTTTGGTGAATTACACCGAATGCAGATGGAAAAAAGAGACTTTGAGGAAGCCATGAACGATATGCCCGAGAACACGCTCCTGAAGGACGTAAAAGGAATCCGGCCAGTGTCTTCAGGATCGTCCATCGGCTTGGCGGTTGCAGTGTTGTGGTTTGTTGTGGCGATAACGTCTCTTGTTCTATTTTCGATATTAAATCTATACCGCTATCCGATCTTATGGTTGACCTGATAAAGGCAACAACAGCGGCAAGGATGGAAATTACCACAGCGCCCATAAAAAGCAGTTCCAGCCCGAAAAAAAAGACTTCATGGTATCTGTCCATCATTTGACCGTACCCCCCCCATCATCTCAAACAAATCGTAATACTTGATTTTCCCGCAATACTGACAAGAAACTTTATACCGTCCCGTCGGGAAACCGCTTTCCTGATGATATTCAGTCCCCATATCCATCAGGCAAAAGCAACAAGTCAGCCGTGCGTCTCTGTGAGATGTGTATTTCGGGAAACTGCCGTCTCTCAGCATCATTTGACTGTAAACCCTCCACCATTATCATCACGCATGGCCTTAAACCGCTCCATGGTCACTAACATGATATCCATATTGGTCGCGTAAATCCGACCGATCTTGTCTTTATGGTTCTGGTACTTATCCGAAAAATCAAATATCTGATTCACGATGTTGTGTATTTCCAGGCTTTTCTGTTGTTCCAAAGCTGTCTGCATGAGACAATTCCTTTTTGATTTCAATCACCTCTTGCCGTCTCTGCGGCAGAAAGTTTTCATACTGCCACCCGATACCTTCCAGGGCTTCCATGGCCCTGTCATTCAATTCCTGCTCATCCACGCCGGCAAATTCTTGATTGATCACGATGGGCGGTGATTTTGACAACAGAATCCGAAGCGCCTCGGGCAGGTTCAGGCCCATCTTGCTGATTTCAAGACTGGCATGGGCCACATCATACTCTCTATTCTGCAGTCGGGTAATGATATCATCCAGGTTCCCGCGGTCTCTCAATTCCAGAATAAACGGCATGATTTCCCGGAGGGTCCGGACCATATCGCCTACGGCTGAGACGGATTGTTTGACATCCAGGGCAGTAGTGATTTCAACCTTGACCTCTTTATCCTGTATTACCTCCAGTCGCTTCAATGCCCGGTAAAGCCGCGACAAGACCTCTGCATGGACTGCCGCTACCCGCGCATTTGTAACGGCTTCGATAACTTCCTTGGCCTCGTTTGGCGAAACTGGGTCAAAAATTGTTTGTTTGATCTTTGTTTGATTGTCTGATTTCAGATTGTTTGACGGTTGCTGTTTGTCGATACGGTTGAATGCGACTTGGCATGATGCGTATGGCAGGCCATTATCAATCGTGAATTGCTTCAGTGTGGCGCCGGGATTCTTTTCCCTGAACTGGTCCCAGACTGATTTCAGATATGGCCAATCATGCTTTGCTGTAGCCACAATCAGTAACCCGAAGCGCCAAAACCAGAAGCGCCCCTGTCGCCATCTGGTAGTTCGTAAACATCCAAAACCGGGAAAAATTGAATCGGCATAATGAGCATTTGCGCAATTCTATGGCCCTTTTTAACCCGGTATTCCGAAGTCCCGAAATTGTACAGCTTCACGGCCACCTCTCCACGATATCCGGAATCAATGACGCCGGCCCCAATTTCAATGTCATGTTTGATGCTCATGCCGGAGCGCGCCTTGACAATCCCGACAGAACCGGCAGGAATGGCCACAAACAAACCTGTCTTGAACACCCGGCCACATCCAGGCCAGATGGTGGCGTCTTCAGCCGAAACAATATCCAGACCGGCATCATCCGGGTGTTGTCTCATCAATTGCAAATCGCTCGTTTCAGTTTTCTTTTTCCAGATTGGCATTCTCATCGTCTCCAGGTGTTTGGTATTTGCCCCTGCGCGAAAACGGCAGAACGTCATCCTGTTGGAATTCTTCAACCGTTCGGAAAACCGTCATGCAAGCCAGGCATTCCCGCAACCGGATCACGCAGGTCTGATACGTTTGAGTGGATCGGACTTTTGTTTTTTCGGAGTGGCAGCAGGGGCATTTCATAGTTAATTCCTGAATCCGTGGCACGCTTTTTGATATGGGTTGATATTATTACGAATATGATAAAAATGCCTTCACCTGCGAAGTGAAGGCGAAAATGAACTTTAATCAACAAAATCAGGATATATCAATTTTCGTGCCACGGATTCAGGTAATTGCTTTTGCTCGCTTTGAATTTGATTGTGGTTCTTTCTTCAACCTGAACCTTTTCGCCATTTCTCGGGTTCCGGGCCTCATGAGCGGCCACGGTCACATGCTTGAACGTCCCGAATCCACGAACTGAAACCTCATCAGTGGTTTTAACGGCCTTAAAAAACGCCTCGATCACGGCCTCGGTATCCTGCTTGGAAACCATTGCTTCTTTCGAGCAATAATCGACCAAATCTTTCTTGAACATTGTCAAAATCCTTTCATTACGTTGTTTTTGATGATTACTTCTGGTTTAAAATTCCGCTTGGTTCTACTCCATTTCGATGTAGTGGTCCCCGCCTACTTGTACCGCCAATGCTGATTCAGGCATTTTTCAAACATCCTTGACTGGTAATATTTTCTTCCACCTATTCAATCGTGCAGCCTGTGAAAGCGGCCCAGAAAAACGGGAACAGAAGATACATCAAGATCAAAATTCTTTTCATTTGCCGCACTCTTTCCGGTTTTTCTGGTCCCAAACCAGATGATTTTCGGGCTCCACCCGGGGCATGGCGTGAATCGAAACGCCTTTTTTGTTGTGGCAGGTTACAGGGCAAACCAGGCTGAATAACTGCATCGACAAAACACCGGTCAGACATGCGGCATTCATCAGTGGTTTGCCGTCGGCATGGCCAGGATCGGTGATAAATCTCCGGACATAACTCCGCAATTCAATTGCCGTGTCTTCCAGTTCATCCAGGATTGACAGCATGGATTCCGTCTCCCATGCGGTCAAATATTTGTCGCCAGCTTTCAGTATTTCTTCCATTTTTTCGGCAAACGCCTTGACTGAATCGCGCATAGCTAAAAGTCCTTTTTTCTCGAAAAAAGAATCCGGTCGTGAATCCCAAGGTTATCAATAACGTCATCGATAGACCTGGCAACGAAAGCAAGCCCACCAGCGCGATTGATTTTGTCTATCCAATCGGATTGCTTCTCAGTCAATTTGCCAGCATTTGTTTTGACTTCGATGGCCAAAAAACGACCGTTCCATATTCCCAGAATGTCAGGGATTCCAGGTGTTGAACCCAATCCTTGGTGTTGTTTGAAATGCACCACGCCCAAAGTTTTCAAAACGCCACGGATCGCCTTCGTTATCTCGGCTTCAGACTGCTTCGGCATTTTCAAAAGTGTTGATTTCAAAACAGTCTCCCCTGTTTTCTGGATTTTTCGGTATCCATCTTTTTTTGCTCACCCATACCCTCGCCATAACCCATGCGGTAAGCCTGTTCTTCCGATCCGGCTTTCATGGCGATGATTTCACCAACCTGTATCGCAATGGGTGATTCACACGGTTTCCCGGCCAGTGCATCGGCTTTTCCCATCTCGAAATATCTACGAAAGCTGTCCATCACTGATATCTCCACGGTTGCGGCCTGCCCTGGGCAATCCGTTCTTGATCGATCTGTTCAACGATAGACCGATACCAATTCTTGGCCCAAGCAGCCGCGACATAAGCCATAAACACAACACCAGCACCAACTACCAAGCAAAGGAATACCCGTAATCCACTCATATTTCACCCTTTAGCCTTTCTGAATCCGCCGAAAATGATACCGGAAAAATGCCAGGCAACAGCCCATCTATTTCCGGCCCAACACAGTCTGAGAGCGTACAGTAAGCGTTTCATGTCATGACTCCATCACCTGATTCCAGGCATCCGCAGCGGCCAACCCGGTTGACAGGCAAAGCGGATATTCACGTTTTTGAGAATATCGTTCATAAACGGCCATCATTGCCTCAAGAAGCCTATTCAAGGATTCGACCCTTGCCAGACTATTCGAATTTTTTTTAATTTCATCTTTGAGGCTTTCCGTTAGCGACAATGCAAAATTCAACCGGGTCTGAGCATGATGTTCTTTGTGTCCCCAACCGGTATCAACCAGGAATTTTTCGATATGGTCATAGATATTCCGGTAATCACGTTTTTTGAAGGCGCCAACACATCCAAACTCCTGGAACGCCTGCAAGCTGGCAATATCCATTGCCCGAAACAACTGCCTTTCCCGTACCTGTTCCGGCTCTGTCGATTTAATCCCGGCCTCGGCCAGGGCACACGTAAATCCAAAAATTGCGGCTGTTTTCAATGCCTGTCTCATGGTTAAAACATCCTTCCTTGGCTATATCTCGATCGTTTCATATCGTCCGGTTTCCTGGATTGTTCGATGCGTTTTTCAATGCGCCCGATCCCATCGGAATAACCTTGTGCTGCCAGCTTTCCATGGTTAAATAAGTGGTGTTTTCTGCATAACCAATGGACATCTAACGGACGATTGTAATCTGTGTGATGTGCCTCGACATCATGGCTGCCACAAACTTCACAAACACCTACAGTTATTTTGCCATCTCGTTTTGAATTATTTACAGCGTTTGTTGCTTTATATTTCTCTGGGCTTCTTAGCCTTCTACTTCGTTGATATTCTATTACTTTCTTTTTTCGTTCAGGGTCTTGAAATCTTTCTTTTTCGTATTTGATAATGGCCATCAGCCATTCCAGGATGTCTATGAAATTCAGACAAATCTTTAATTTTTTGGCATTTAAAACACTCTTTTTGCATTTTTGGCCTCGATCAGAATGGGATCTCAGAATCATCTGGCGGTCCATCGTAGTTATCACCACCACCATTCGAAGGACGGTTTGAAGACGGATTCGAAGGCGGATACTGTGGTTTCGATTGCCCACCACCGCCCGATGATTGCCCGCCATCACCGGCAGATCCCAAAAACTGAACCATATCAGCCTCAATCTCTGTCGTGTATCGCTTTATCCCGTCTTTGTCGGTCCATTCCCGGGTTTTCAGCTTTCCCTCGACATAACACTGCCGACCTTTGGCCAGGTATTTACCGCAATTTTCAGCAGTGGCCCGGTAAGTTACTATCCGGTGCCACTCTGTGCGTTCTTTCTTTTCACCCGTGGCTTTGTCCTTCCAGGTTTCGCTGGTTGCTAAGCTGAAATTACAAACTGCGGTCCCATCCTGGAAATACCTTACCTCCGGGTCCTGCCCCAGTCGGCCCAAAATTATGGACTTGTTAACCCCACTCATTTACACCTCACGTTTCAAGTTTTTGAAAGTTGTCGTCAATTTATCGAAAAATAACCGAACCGTGCCACATGGCCCATTCCGGTGTTTTGCCACTTCCAACTCACTGATGTTTGGTTCTTTGGTGTCATTGTCATAAACAACCTCACGATAAAGCAAAAAAACGATATCAGCGTCTTGCTCCAAGGAACCGGATTCACGCAAATCAGACAGTTTAGGTTTTTTGTCCGATCTTAGTTCCAGGTTACGATTTAACTGGCTGAGTGCGATTATCGGGGCTTCAATTTCCTTGGCGGTCATTTTGAGCGCCCGGGTGATGGATGAAACCTCTTCAACCCGCCCATTTTTCTGGTTACCGGTCATCAAACCCACGTAATCGATAAACACCATGCCAACATCATGCTTTTTCTTTGCGATACGGGACCGCCTGCGGAATTCGGAATAATGCAGGCACGGTGTATCATCGATGATAATCGGCATATCGTGAATTTCATCAGCCGCCCAATTGACAGCAACCCATTCATCTTGTGACAACTGCCCGGAGCGTAATCGCATACTGCTGACACCGGTACGGGATGAAACCAGCCGGTCCGTCAACTGGTCTTGTGTCATTTCCAGGCTGTAAAAAATAACCGGAGTGCCGCGTTTGGCCACGTTGTATGCCAGGTTCAGGGCCAGTGCTGTTTTTCCCATTGCCGGTCTTGCGGCCAGAATGATCAGGTCCGCCGGCTGAAATCCGCCGATAATGTAATCCAGGTCACGATATCCGGATGAAGTACCAGACACGCCATGTGTTGCAGCGGCTTCGTATCTGGCAACCGCATTACTCACCAGATCGGACATGGGGACCATTCCCGTATCTGTTCTGAGGCTGGCGTCAATGGCCAGAATTTTCTGCTGAACTGTATCCAGAACCTCGGGGGCGTTACCGTTTGCGGATACACATGCCATAATCCCGGAGTGATAAACCTCGATGGCCTTTCGCATGGCCGATTTGTTCCGGATGGTTTTTGCGGTTTCTTCCAGGCTGACAGCAATCGGGAAATCCGTGATAATGGTCATGAGAAACGATGCAGCATCATCGAATTTTGCGGACTGTTTCAGTTTCGCGGTCAACAATGCCAGATCAACCGCTTTCCCGGATGTGCCGGAAAAAGATTCCTGAATTGCAGCAAACACCCGTTGATGATGCTCCAGGTAAAAATCTTCCGGGCTCAGTAAATCAACCGCTTCTGACAAACAGTCTGAATCCAGGATGCAGGATGCCAAAAATGATTTTTCGGCCTCTACTGACGCTGGCAATTGTTTGATGAAAAATTCGTTTCCCATGTCTGCCCCGTTAATCCGTCATTCTGTCCCAAAGTTCTTGATCACGATTGGCATATATTTCCGGATCACCCGCCACGACAAATCTTCTGCTTGGAGGGATTGGTTCTTTGGTTTGAGATTTGTTTGATGTCGGCGCCGGCGTTTCATCTTCCCACCGTTTTCCATTCAACCAGGTAGCCGGATTGGGGATGAATTCGCCGTTGTTTTTGATCCATCCATCTGTTTTCCGAAAAACATCAATCTTGGCAATAAGGGTATTTACAAAATCATCTGTGGGGGGAGGGCTGATTTTTTTCCATGCCCGGACAGCATCCTCTTTCGCCACGTGTTTTGGGTATGCCTGATAAAATCTGTCAAAAAAGGATTTCTGATCTGGAGGTAATTCTGTCTTGTTTTTTTTTACAGGTGTTTCTGTTTTTGGTTTTTCGTCAGAAGTTTCTTCAAGATCGTCAGAACCCCCCGAAAGGGGGGAGGGGGGGTTATTACTATTCCTATTCCCTTCCCTTACTAAGCGAATATTCTCGAAGTCTCGCGAATTTTCGCGAATGTTCTCCGAATCGTGCAGATTGTCGGCCCTCAATTCGTTATATTCTGAGCAGTGTTTTTCGGCGTAACGTTTCGGATTATCACCACATTTCCAGCTTGGAAGCATCGGCTTACCGGGCTTGTCAACCTTCTGGTGTTTCTCAAAATTCTTGATCCATAGATATTGTTCGACGTTTTCATCGTCTGGGGAGTATGAAAAAATGATAGCCAATCCTTTTGGCAAAATTTCATCCGTCAAAACCTGCGATAATAGTCGCGAATGTTCGCGAAAATTCTCGAATGGAAAGATTTTTGCTGAAAATTCAGCTATATCGAACTTTATCACCCCGTAATCATCGCAATGACTCAACAACCCGATGAACAATTTTGTGGCCTTATCGGTCAATGTTCCCGTCTTGGAGTCTGTCCAAAACTCCGGTTTTATGGTTCTGATTCTGGCCATTTTGACCTCTTTTAAAATTCTTGAGTCATATTAATGAGATAGAAAAGTCTCGAATGTTCGCAAAAAATAATATTTTATTGAGAAAGCTTTCGAATTGTCTCGAATGTTCGATAACAATCTTGAAACCTCGCGACTATTCGCGAAAATTCTCGAATAGTCGCGAAAGTTGTCGAGCGTTTTAACGTCAAGTTAACGTCACGCAGTGCGCCACGTTAACGCAACGTTGTGCATCAAGTTAAAGAAACGTCATTATCTTTAACCAGAACCAGCTTTTTTCGTTCTTTCTTTAACCATGAAACCCGGTCATGAATCGCTGAGACAACCATATCCTTTGATTCATCATATTCTGCCGGATACATGGCCTGGTTGATCCTGACCAAATGTTTTTTCAGGTTTTTAATCCTGGAAGATATTGAAATGACTTCACCGGCCATTACCGTTCGCCCCTGACAATCTGAAGCAAAGTCCAAAGGATCTGATTGGGAATTGTTCTCAGTTCTTCTGTGGCTTTTTTGATGAAATAATTGTGGATTTCAGGATAAGATGTCAGGTCAATATTTAGATCGTATCCTTCTGATTCCGGGATGTCTGTCTGGACCGGATTGGATGTTGATTTTTTCATCACGCCTATAACCTCTGTGAATGAATCACCATATGAGGAATTTTCTTTTCCCCATTCTGCAATTTCCGACTTGATTCTTTTTTTGTCGTCTTCAGACACAGCTTTTTCATACTGAACGGTCTCTTCCACCTGCTTCTCTCCTTCTTTACTTTTAATTGCAGCAATCGATCTGGCCTTATCCAATGGCGCATCAATCGGAATGCCATGCTTTACACGGTACCAATTCCGGCCCTGACACCGTTTGCAATATCCCGATGGAGTGGCCTCTCCAGAACACCCGGCTGTTTTACAAATTGCTTTCTTGGACACACTGGCCTCCTCAATATCAAGTGTATGCGTCATTTCCCCGATAGCCCGCACATACTCGATCCGGCGATAACACATCATACAGGTATGACTGGACTTGTCTTTGTCCGGCCCGACATCGGTACACGTCAGACATGGCGACCGTCTCGTCATACCCCTGGAGCCCTCCGGATTCTCGTTTCGAAAAATCCCTCCAGTTCCGGGCATTCAGTCATCAGTTTCCGAGCATACTCAGCCGTGAAATTATTGTTCAGCTTGTAGTCCCGGCCCCTGGTCTGAATTGCGTACTGCCACCGCAGAACCTCGAACAACCCCTTCATCCCATGCCGTTTGACACCGCGACGCACCATGTCAATGGCCATATCGCGCAGCAGATTGTAGATGTGGGGATTGTGCTTGTGGAACAGTTCGAACCGGTCTGTAATGGTCAAAAGCTCTTTGGAAAACTGGTCGGTCTGTACGATGTGCGGGATGTGAGGTAATTCAAAAAGGCTGAACTGCCTGGGGGGATGTTTGACAATGATGGGGAGTGATAAAGTTGTCATACCTATTCATCACCTTTAACTGACTGACACCTTTGGTATGCCGCGATATTATCCATGCCGATGAGATAGCGATTTGCTTTGAGCATGGGCAGGCCCAACAAAAGGCATGTCCGGATGATCCGGGATGCCGTGACATCCAATTCAACCGTCAGCCTTCCCAACTGGTTGGCTGTCTCTTCATCAATTTTAACGGAAATTTGTCTATCGGCGGATGGCATAGATTTTGGCCCTCCCTCGGCAACATAAAATGGACAATTCATAAAGACCCTTCCAGGATTGTTATGTTGAAAAGTCTAAAGTTGTGTATTATGAATACACAATGCCTGAAATATATCCCGAAAAGCCGGGATGACAGACATCGTTCGAACCAGCAAGATGGAAGACGGTGTGGATCGCCCGGACTCGATGGATGCGATATTGTCACGGGTACACCCCAGAAACTCGGCCAGTTGCTGCTGGTTGACGCCAAGCTGTTTCCTTGCCTGGCGAAAGATGGCTGTTATGATGATCTTGCTGCCGTCTTTGGATTCTGGAGTTGATTGGGTCATGGATATTCACATTTCAAATAAAGGAGAAAACATGAAAAAAGACCTGTTAACCTTTCAACACGAATGCGATTCATGCGGAGCTGTTTTTCAGATAAACGACAAGGTTGTCATATCCGGCCATACGCCATTAATGTGTTCAGCGTGTCATCAAAATCTGTCACAGGATTGCATGGACCTGTTTTTGAAATTCCTTCGGCTTTCGGATGAACTCCGTGACATTTCAAATCAATTGAGATCTGAATATGGCATTCGTTTCCTTGGTCCGCCCGAATTCCCGACAAACAAAAACGTGATGTAATTTTCATGCTGGATGTTCCTATTTTCGAAATGGAGATTCGTTTACATGGACCCGATTGACTTTGAAATCAGACTCAAATCTCTCGAAGTACAGCTTGGAGAAATCACTCAGCGTGTATCGAAGCTGGAGAGACAGCCAGGCTATATTCCTGAACCACCTCATCAAAACACCAAGGAAATAGCGGGCAATCCGGAATCGATACAGTTTCAAAAGTCTCACGGGGCACTTTTTGACATCGAGGGCAGGGGGAACAAAAATGCGGTGTTCTGTGAATTCTGCGAGGTTCCACTTTATGCCGAACATGATGAAGACCTCCTGAAATGCCCGAAGTGCGGCAAATGTGTTGAATTCAGTAAAAGCGAATTGCCAAGGTTGATTGCAGCACTTGAAAGGAATGGCCGGTGAATCATGCTGTCTCCCTGCATTCGGTAACATTTTGAGAGATTGGAGAAACCACTGGCATGTCAGGATACAGCAGTTCCAATACCGTCACATGCCCACCTGTTGCATTCTGAATCCGCAATGCCAACCCAGGCGATGGACGCCGTTGATCAGTGACAAGCAAGTTGATGTAATTCTTGGTTGTCCCAACCTTTTTCGCAAAATCCTCTCGGCTTTTGCCTTTGAGAAACGCATTAAGTTTATTCATGAAATATCCTGTGTAGTTGTAAGGGCAATTTGATCAATCGAAATATCCGGGAAAAGCTGCATGATTAAAAGGAATGGTCGGTAAATCATGCTGTCTCCATTCCCTTTTCATCAACCGGCTGATATTCCCGTAAATCAACATCCGGGAATAACCTCAAGAGCGTCATAACCTTATCCGCCCCTGGCATACTGCCCTTTTCAATTTTAGCCACGCCTTGTGGCGTTATACCCAACATGGCTGCAAGCCTGTATTGTGAAAGGTTGTGCCTTTCCCTTACATCTTTAAATAAATCGGTTATCGTTTTCATGGCGAGGCTATTTCCTTTCCGTGATGAATTTGGCGCAATTATATTTAACTGGAGTTAGATATGTCAATAAAAAAATCAAACTATAGTATTCACCCTATTTGCCAGAGAATTGGGCAAATAATCAAAAATTGCATACCTGAAATTTCAAAAAAAATGGGGTTGCCAGACGCAACGGTTAGAAAATGGGTAAACGGGAGCGTGCCGGGTGCAGACAAGATCGTGCCTTTATGTGAAGCTGCCGGGATTTCCGTAACGTGGTTAATAACCGGCGAAGAGAAAGAATTTTGGTCGGAGATTCCATATCACGTAAAAGAGGCCGTTCAGGATACGATATCCATACTGACATCAGATGATGCGTCAACCAGCATGGCATTGATAATGAATATAAAGGCTTTCAAAGATTCGCTTGACCGCAGGAATGTGATTGAAAACAAGGACAGGGAAATATCAACCCTAAAAAATTTCTCTGGCGGAACAATCATAGATACACCGCCGATAGATATACAGAAGTTGAAGGTTATGAGCGGAACCTGCTGATATGTAAAAAAAAAAAAACAGATTGGCGTGTATTTATGGTGGAAGCTGCCGGTATCCGTTCGACGAACCGATCCGGATTCAAAGATGGATACCCTGTTTACCCGAACAGACGGGCATCGGTGGTACATACAGGGGTGCGTATGCAATCGAGGGTAATGTGTGGAGAGTAATACTATGAGATTATTTGATGCGTTATTCAGAGTTGCGGGATTTACGCCGCATGAATACGCTGTACCAATTGAAACAGATAACGAATTTAAACACGTCCCGTGGGATTATCTGGCCTGGGGCCGGATACCCATGATCCAGATCGACATCCCGGAACAGGTAATCCATGCCGCCATGTCTGCATTGAAATTTCTGAGACCATCCGCGGATGATGACAGGATGGCCGGATACATTGACAGGTTTTTGAATGATCCGGTCCCGGAAAACCTGCTGGTGTTTATCCGATATGATATCCAGGAAGAAAAATTGAGAGGTAAAAAATATGATCAAATGCCCATGCGGTTTTGAAATCAACCAATACAGACTGACCGGGATCATGATATCGAAGTCCAAACAGGACCGTGAAGACTATCTGACCAAAGGCCCAACAATTCCATTGCGTGTTGGATCGGATTTCTACGCTGTGGCTATGGTCGTGTGTCCGGAATGTGGTCAAACCACATTTCACGATCTGAGCGCCAAAGGGCTATCCGGCATGACAGAGTTGACAGATATTTAATAAAAATGATAGGATACAATAAATGGGAAAAGTTAAACAATTTCCTGTTGTTGGTGAATCACTTGAGGATATATCACGCAGGGTGGAAGTGCTGGAAAAATGTAATCGAGATGATGGGGGTAGCGGTATGGTGGATGAAAGAGTCGCCAAGCTGGAAACAATCGCTGATTTCATGCGGGAAGACCTCTCTGGTATAAAGAAAGAGATGCAGGAATCCCGGAATGAATTCAGGGCAGAGATGCGTGAATTCCGCGCTGAAATGAAAAACGACAACAAAACCACCAGAACCACAGTCGTCATAACAGGTATCAGTGTCGTTCTGGGCATAGGCGGGATTGTCGGTGGAATGTTGTACTCGATAGCCCAAATCCAAACGGCATGGTTGACATCTGTTGTCCAAATTCTCAATAAATAAATCATGGATATTCCGGACATAAAAATAGGCAGATCGAATAGTATCAAGGATATTCGTCGATCTGACATTCGCTATCATTTCAGGATGGTGCTTGGTGCCATTCTTTTCATGTTTTTATTCTTAGGGAGTCTATTGGCCAAAGGATTCAACTGGTTTTGAAATAACCATCCCCTCAAATAAATTCACCGCTCCCCGGTGAAACCAAACCCGGCAGTCGCCAGACTGACCGGGTTTTTTATTTTCAATATCCCCTTGCACCACCTCTTTTTACCCCATCAAAAAACTTTCATAAATAAAATAATTGTTTGATTTTTGACTTGACAGATATAACCCGAGTTGGATATTCTAAGGCCAACTTTGAAGCAAACCCACTCGCCACCCTGGAGCGACCGTGAAAGGCGCACATGAAGGGGCGGGGGTGCATCATGATCGAAGGCTGTAAACAGCCGAGGCGGTAAGATGGATGGGCGCATTGGTTACGCAAAATTTTTTGGCCCTGCAACTCCGGGGGCCGAGTGGTCCGGCCCAGCACCCCCAAGGGCTGTCGGGGCAGGGCGGGGGATAAGAACACGGTTGGGATACTGCGACCCCACATTAACCGAAACAGCCTGAGACCACCGGTCGGTGGTGACTTGCTTGGAGCCTGTCACCACCGGCTGAAAAAAACTTCACGCGGAGGGCATATGTTTGACGAAATACCGACAGTCAAAGAGTTTGTTGGAATTATTGGCGCCGTTATCGGCGGCTGGGCAGTTATAGTAATCATTTTTTCACTTTAAGGAGACGCAAAATGGCAAATTTGCCGACACTGACAATTGAACAAGCTCTTTCCAATCTCATGGAAAAGGCCC